CGTCACCAAGTGCAGGTGATGAAGTTTCATTTATAGATCAAGGTTATGATTTTAATACTAACGCATTGACTGTTGGTAGAAATTCTTCTAATATAGCTAATGCAGCATCCGATCTTGTTGTTAATACACAAGGTGCTGGTTTCAGTTTGGTTTATTCTGGAGATGCTACAACAGGTTGGACTTATAGGGAGAAATAGAATATGTCAAATTACGAAGCAACTAAATACGATTTTGATGGAGCAAACCTTACAGGTATTGAAGGTATTCCAACAGCAACTATTGTACCGTGGTCAGATTCATCTATCCCATCTGGATTCTTAGAGTGTAATGGACAATCAGTAAGTCAATCTACTTACGCAGCTTTATATGCAATCATTGGTACAACTTACGGTGATCCAGGAGGCGGTAATTTTAACGTCCCTGATTTACAAGATAACGTACCGGTTGGAAAATCTAATAACAAAGCTTTAGCTTCAACTGGTGGAGCAAACACTGTAACATCAACTGGAAACGTTGGTGGTTCAACAGCGAATGCAACTTTATCAACAGCACAACTTGCATCACACAGCCATGGTATAAATGGAATGATAAATGTGAGTTCCTTCGCAAGTGGTGGTTCTGCACCCATGGGTAATCCAGTCCAAGCAACAAGTTCTAATACTAATAACGCTGGATCTGGTTCAGCTCACTCTCACAACATGAGTGCTACCTTTGCTGGAGATGCAACTTCAGTGTTGCAACCTTATTTAGCAATAATTTATATAATTAAAACTTAGGAGAAAAAATGGCAACAAACGCAAATTGGACAATAGTATTTCAAGACAAAATAATAATTAAAAATTATGCAGAAGGTGCTAATGAAGGTGTTGGATACAAAATTGATGATGATGCTTTTTGGAATCAATCTAAATTTTCTAATATTTGGGCAATTCAATCAGGTACTTCTAATTCTTCTGATGAAGTAGAATATAAAGATGAAACACCTCATTCATCATATATTGATGCAAATCTTGGTGACATAAGCCAGTTTTCTGACAAATGGGATTCAGTGCATTTAACTAAATTACAATCTGATTGGGATAATAATAATGTTGATGGTGGTGAAACTGACGCTGAAAAAATTACAAGATTAGGTGCAAGACCTACTTCTTATTCTTCGTAATCTGTAACAAATAAAGTAGCAGTATATCTTTTTAAATCAGGTACCTTACTTGCATGTGGTGAGTGTATTTTATCTGAAGGAAATAATATTGCTCTATTTTCTCTAAACCCCACATGCATATCTAAACTACAATTATTTTCCTCTCCTACATAAAAAACAGTTCCATTAGTTACTGCTGTTGGACCCGATATCATAATTAAGATATTAATTTTTGCTGGAACTCTATGATCAGTGTGTGGTTTAAAATGATTTAAATTCCTTTGATCAATACCGGAACTTATATTAAGTTTTTTTATTTTTATTTTAAATTTAAATTCTGCTTGTTTGATAAATAAATTTTGTAATTTTTTATCGTGTTGAAATTCCCATCGGGCACCATAATAATTTTTTTTACTTTTTTCAGTTGTGTTATCAAAATATTTAGGAGTATAAAAAGCTTTTGTTAATGCAAAATTTTGTACCAATTTTAAATCATTTTCACTAAAAAAATTATCTATTATTTTTATCACCTTAACATCATCCAAGAAGTTAAAATATATTTTTCACCCGATAAGGGTGGGTTTCCTCTATGTAGATATGGAAAAGCAGCTGGCCAAATAACTATTCTACCTGTTTTAGGTTTTACTCTTTTAGAAAAATGTAAAAATTCTGTTTCTCCTCCATCTTCAACATCATTTAAATATATACTAAATACAAAAGCACGGGATTCATTGTTATATCCTTTTCCATGTTCAATGTGCCAAACATGATAACCTTCTGTAGGTAAAGTTTTTTGTATTTTCATATCTGTAAAATGAAAAGGAACTCCATAAGCATCATTTGCTCCAGTATTCTGAATATAATGATTCCAGGCCAAATCAAAGTTTACCATCATAGGTTTTAATGATTCCCACCACACATCTAAATTAGATGGTGCTGCAAAAAACTGTTGGTCTTGTTTATGTAATATAGATGCTTTTTCAAAACCTATTCTATTAATTGTATTATTAAATTTATTTTGGTCTTCATATAATTGTATTGCTTTATTACATTCTTCAGGTGTAATGTAATTATCATACACTCCAATAAAATTGTTTATATTAACTGTTTTTTCTTTTGATTCTTTTTTTGTATTCAAATTAATACCTTCTTTCTACACTTGAAATTTAATTTTTATAACATATAGTGTTTTATATATCAAGTTTATTAAGAATGAAATTCGACATTACAAATTTAATTTTACATAAACGTAATTTTTTATCTAAAAAAGAGTGTAATTATTTAATAGATTATTACGAAAAACATAAAGCCAGAAGCGTATTAGAACACTGCCCTGAAGCTACTACAGGTATTGATACAATGTCTACCTTTGATGTTATTGATGTAGAATATGGTGATAAAGAACATAAATTTGTTTCAAAAAAAATAGAAGAAATGATAAATCTTTACCACAAACATACTGATAAATTCGATATGTTTCATGTGTTAAGGAAAAAACAATTATTATATTCACACAAATTAAGATTAATGAAATACAAAAAAGGTGCTAAGATTCATCCCCATACGGATCATGATCCTTATATCTATGGTTCATGTACTTTTAATTTAAACGACGATTATGAAGGTGGTGAGTTTGGTTTTTTTAAAAATAAAAAAATAATAAAACTTAAAAGAGGAGACGCTTTAATTTGGCCTGCAGATTATTTTTGGGTTCACGAAGTTAAACCTATTAAAAAAGGCGTAAGGTATAGCACGAATTGTTTTTTACAATCTTTACCACAATCAATAATACAAAATCTAAACACGTTTCGAGATGTATTAGAAAAAAATTATAAATTCAATTCAAAAGACGGTTTAAAATACAATATTAAACGTAATTAAAAATAAATTTTGTGTCTTTATCTGAGCACATAATTAATGTATAAGCTACTATATGCTACAAAAATTAAATTTCAAGCCTGGTTTTAACAAAATGGTCACAGATTCCGGAGCCGAGTCTCAATGGGTAGATGGTGATTTTGTTAGATTTAGATATGGATTACCTGAAAAGATAGGTGGTTGGAATCAATTATCTATTGCAGGTGAAACTTTACCTGGAGTAGCACGTGCTCAACACACCTGGACATCTTTAGCTGGTGAAAGATATGCAGCTATTGGAACTTCACAAGGTTTGTTTTTATATTATGGAGAACAGTTTTTTGATATTTCACCATTAGATACAGCTATAACAGGATGCACACTAACAACTGTTAATGGCTCAAATGTTTTACAAGTTAATAAAGGCTCTCATGGTCTACAAGTTGGAAGATATATAACTTTATCTGGCGTAACTGTTACAGGTGCATCCGACTTTACAGCAGCAGAATTAGAAGTAGCTTATGAAATTTTAACCGTTCCAGACATAGATACGTTTACAGTTCAAGCTGTAAGAGCTGAAGGAGGAACAGGCATGACTGCAGCAGGTGCTGCAACTGTTAATCCTTATGTTCAAGTAGGTCCTGTTTTTCAAACCGTAGGTTATGGTTGGGGCACATCTTCTTGGGGAGATGAAACTTGGGGTACGGAAAGAGCTACAAGTTCTGTAGTTCTAGATCCAGGAAACTGGAGTCTTGATAACTATGGACAAGTTCTTGTTGCAACAATTAGAGATGGAGAAACTTTTACTTGGAATGCAGGAGCATCAAGCGCTAGAACAATTAGAGCATCTAAATCTACATCTGGTTTTTCAACTTCAGCTAACCCAACTGCATCAAGATTAACCCAAGTATCTGATAGAGATAGACACTTATTTCATTTTGGAACGGAAACAACTATTGGAGATCCTACGACTCAGGATCCAATGTTTATAAGATTTTCAAATCAAGAAGACTTAAATGATTATACACCAACTGCAGTTAATACTGCAGGTACATTTAGATTAGATAAAGGAAATAGAATTGTTGGAGCAGTATCTGGTAAAGATTATACTTTAGTATTAACCGATAGCTCTGCTTATGTAATTCAATTTGTTGGTCCACCATTTACATTTAGTGTAAGACAAGTTGGTACTAACTGTGGATTGATTGGTCAACACGCATTAAGTTATTCTGATGGTAAAGTGTTTTGGATGTCAGGTGAAGGTGCGTTTTTTGTATTTGATGGTACAGTTAAATCATTACCATGTTTAGTTGAAGATTTTGTTTTTACAACAAATTCAAATAATTTAGGGATAAATTATAATGCAACAGATATAGTTTATGCAGAACACAATACTCTTTATAGTGAAGTAAACTGGTTTTACCCAAAATCAGGATCAGATCAAATTGATAGATGTGTCACATATAACTATGGAGAAAATGTTTGGACAACTTCATCATTAGCTAGAACTTCGTATGTAGATACCGGAGTCTTTGATGTGCCATATGCTACTGAATATGATAAAACATCACTACCTGTATTTGGAGATATCTTGGGTATTACAAACACATATGGAGCTTCAACTTATTATGCTCACGAAGTTGGAACTGATCAAGTTAATTCATCAGGCACAACTTCTATTAATGCATTTATTGAATCTGGAGATTTTGATATTACAGCAAGAAGAAGTATGACAGGTCAATCAACAGGTATGGTTGACTACAGGGGAGATGGAGAGTTTTTTATGTCTGTAAAAAGATTTATACCCGACTTTAAGGTTCTTACAGGTAATTCAAAAATTACATTACTATTGAATGATTATCCAAATAACACTGCATCTAGCTCACCTCTTGGCCCATTTACAATAACATCGTCTACTGATAAAGTAGACACTAGAGCAAGAGGAAGATTACTATCAATTAAAATAGAAAATGATGGCACCGGTGAAACTTGGAGATATGGAACTTTAAGA